AAAATTAAATAATGCTAATGTATTACCATCTAAACTGGTACACAAATTTTTAATGAATCTATTACGTGCTTCGTTTCTAACTATGAAGTCTATCTCGTCTTGATACTTAGCTCGTCTCATTAATACTTTAGTCTGATCTGAATACTTTAATGTAATAATATTTATCTTAAACTTAGATAAGTGCTCACTTTTAATCAACTCTGCAGTTGTAGTTACTTTCTCAACAGGACCAAACAAACCTTCTAGTACTAACTTATGTGTTACTGTACCATCTAATGTTCCTGTGAAACCATATCTCCATGGACACTGTTCTAGCTTTCCCATTATAGTTGATAGAGACTTAGCTTTAAACAAATGAGCTTCATCTCCTATTACTACTTTGAATCTACTGAACCATTTCTTTGGCATCTTATAAATTGATTGCCATGTTGTAATAGTTATTTCACTTCTTGACTCTTTATCTTCACCAGCAGTTATCTTATGTACCTTATCTTCATAACCATAGTCTTCAAAGTCTGAAGTCATCTGATGTACTAATGCTGTAGTAGGTACTATGATAAGTTTGTTAGCTGGATAATATCTACTTAACATATAAATGATTAATGACTTACCAGAAGCTGTTGGTGATAGAAGTAAACATCTCTTGTTTCTTACTGCATGTGCAATAGCTTTCTTCTGATAGTCTCTTACTGTAAACTTCTTAGGTAGCCTGACAGACTTAGCAAGATCATCTACTTCTTTCAATGAAAATTCTGCTTGAAGGAATGATGTGTCTTCTTTAATATCTAATGTATAGTTTCTTTGTTTACAGAACTCTTCTATCTTAGGATACAAACCAAAGTATATTTGCTTTGTCATCTGATTAAACAAACGTATCTTACCATCCCAAAATCTATTTTGAACCTGAGGCATAAACCTAGCACCAGGTACAGTGAATGTAAAGTAGTCACTAAGCTCCTGACTTGTACCAGGATCACAATCTATTTTTAAGTATACATCATTTACTTTACTTACAGTCAGCATCTATTACTTTTTCTTTTTTTTGGTCCATTTTATATCACCTATATCATAGTAATACCAGAATGTTTTTATTCCACCTGTATAAACTATCACTCCAAAACAAATTACTATTATTATTAAACCTAGTACTTCAAACATTTTAATCCCTCCCAAAGATTAAATTACTACATGTCCTTTTGTGGTCCACCCTTCCATGGTGTCCATGATGCGTCTGGAGTTTCAGATGGAGGTTCTGTTGTTACTCCATATGGATATGATTTCTCTCCAAAGTTATCTCTAAGAGCTGCTAAGTTTTCTTCTGCAGCTGCTAGCTCTGATACTAGCTTAGCCATATCATCTACCAGTTGTGGATGCTCTCCTATTGCTACAGGATAATTAAATGATAACTCTAATGTTGCTATTGCTTTAGACTTATCAGCTTCAAATCTATCCTCTAGTGCTTTGTAAAATATTTCTCTTACCGACATATTATTCCTCTTTCATTATTGGTTTTTTTTTAATTGCAATTAAATTTGATGCATGCATGCTACCCATGAAAACTTCAGGGTCAAAATGAGTTTTTAAATCATCAGGATAATGGAACCAACCTATCTCATGCCCCTGCTCACCTAGCATATCTATGTATTCTAATAACTTTCTTGATGGCTCATGCTTCTCTGTAATGTCCTCTATGAAATACCAACCACCAGGCTTTAAATATTGCCATAAGTTTATTAGTGTTGCCATCTGACCACTAGCAAAATGATTACCATCATCAAATATAACATCAAAGTATGTGTCATATTTCTTTTGAGGAAAATGTAATCTTAGTACCTCTTCATTAGTAGTGTCACACCAATTTAGATTTATTCTATATGAACCATCCAATGTAAATAATCTTTTTACTTTAGACTCCCATTGAAATAATTTATCTACTCCCTCAACCATACTATTAGGAAAGTAATTTGCCCAAGTAAGTAACCCCATACCTGTCCATATACCTACCTCAAGTACATTCTGTATCTTATATCTATCTGGTCCTAATAGCTTACCATATACTCTATGGTAGTTATGCATGTAAGTACCTCTGTCAACTTTATCATGCCTACCAAAATTTAACTTTAACATTAGTTCATGTAGTTCTTCTACATGCTGATCTGTATAGTCTACATCACAAATCTTAGATGCCGACTTTAAACTTTTCCCAGTCAATCGCATTTTTAATATGAAACCCTCTATTATTAATTGTTCTTATTACACTTTCCAAAAAGTCTATCTTTTCTTTTTGGTATTCTATTTTAAACATATGCTTGATTACATCTTTGTCACTATCAAGATACATATTTAAATCAGACTTCAATACTTTCAATTGAAAAGGTTCCCAATTAAATTCTTTTAGACTCTCGTCTGTTAGATTACCTTGGTAGTAATCCCATTTGTTTCTATGTAATGTTTTATACTCAGCTTCTAACTTCTTTAAAGTTAATCTTTCTTGAGCATAATGCTTATAGTATTTGTAATGTAATTTTGGTATGATGGCAGACGCTTCACCTAGTTCTGTTCTATCAATCTGACTATCATCTTTCCATAAATTAAATAAATCATCAAGCTGCATTTGTAAACCACTCCGGTATCATTCCATGTTTCCAAGTACAGAAATGAGCTTTCTCTACTCTATAATACTCTCTGTAACCTTCTACTGGATCGTCTCTACGTAACTCTGTATTAGTTATGGCTTGTACAAATTCTGTCTGTTCATTAAAAAGAAACGAACAATATTGTAACTGTGCCTCATACATCATAGGTAGCCCATCCATACTATGAAACTTATTGTACCTCTTAGTGTACTCAGTACATAGTGCTCTCATGTGTCTTATTAACCACATACTATTTTGTTTTGATTCTCTAGCCCACAATGTGCAAGGATGTTTTGCATGAGCTTTAGGATAGCCTGGTAGGCCAAATGTTTTTATCACAGGATCATTACTTTCACCTCTATGCTTATCATCATATTGACAATCTAGTACAGCAGATAACATCTGTGCTGATTCTAGTATCATCTTAACTACATGCTTGTCGCACATCATAAATGCTGCAACCTTAGGGTCTCTATCTAATACAAATATATTCATACATACCTCCAGTTATTAATATACTAGATAGTACGTTCTAGGTCAACCGTTTATTCCTACTGATGTGTTAGCTTTACCAGTACTTCCTAAACTATAGATATGATAGAGTTTAAATCTAAAAGAAACTTGAGCTTCTATATAATCTATGTCTGATACTTTAGTATCAAAATTAATATCTGAAAGTGATGTTGGAAAACAATCTTCAAATGTTACATTTAAGTTTGGTTGGGAAGCTGAATTTAAAATTGTCAATGATGCATCACTTACACCACCTTGTCCCAAAGTCCTTCCTGTTCTTTGAACAGTTCTTGGTCCAGTCAAACCTTTCAATCCATTTACGCCATACACTTGCTTGGCTTGATTAAACCCTTCTGGAAATCCTAGGTACTGAAGCCAATTATATAACTCAATAAAGTTCTTCATGTCTTCATCTACTTTAAATGTTATAGCAAGTTCACCATAGGTGATATGATCACCTGGTGTTGGTACAATATGGAAAGGAGTATTCAAAGGCGTCTCACCTAACTGTACACCAGGCATGTTTACTGACTGCACAAAGTAATTAACAGTAGGTAATTTCTGAATGCTAAAGTTAAATCCTACAGGTGATAGGAAGTTGGTATTGACTGGTTGATTTGATAGTGCTGCCATGATGTCTCCTTACTACTATTTATACACAAAAAAAGGGGGCCGAAGCCCCCCTTGAATAGTATTACTAACTACTTAACTATTACATTAAGTTGCTAACAACCACTTTTCTATAGTACTCATTAGAGTCTGCTGCAAGTGCACCAGTAGCTGCTAGAGCTGTGGTTCCTCTTGCGAAAGGATTTTCTACTACGCCGTAACGAGTTTTGAATCCAATCTTTGGTTGGAAAGTATCTTCTCCAACTGCTCTTACCATTTGTAATGGAACATATGGACAATAGAATAAGCCAGCATCAAAAGCACTTGAGCCTTTGTAACCAACAATCATATAATTGTCTCCAGCATATGGATCTACATACACTCTAGTTCTACCATTAATAACACCTGCGAAAGTGCTACCTGTATCATCTACAGCTAGGTTATTTGAGTTTAGTGCTGGTGTGTAATCAAGAACACCTGCCATTTGTAATGCTGATGCAACATCAGATCTACAAATAACTATGTTACCTTTTCCACGTCTGGTTCCTCTAGCTACAGCATTTGATTCTCTTTCGATAGCAAACATTAAGCCTTTGAATTTCTCAACCATCCAACGACCATTTGAGTCGGTGTCTAGATCGAATTTACCAGCAGTAGTTGTTCCTTCTTGTGCTCCAACTTTAGCAATAGTACCAACAGTTCTAATTAACTCTCGGTTTATTTCAGCTAAAATTTCAGTTGAAAGGATGTTAGCCAATTCAGTTTCAGCATCTAAGCCATGAATTGCTTTTAAGTCTTGTGCTAATTCCATTGTGTATTCAGCTTTTAAAGCACGTGACATTGCTGTTACGGCTATTTTCTCAATGCTGAATGCCATTTCTGGAATTGCGTTAGCAGCACCATCGCCCAAGCGTTCAGCTTGAGTTGTGGTCATACCGGACATAAAATTGTACAATTCTAGATTAGATTTTGATGTATTAAGGTAACCATCTGCAGGTGAATCACCTAAGTTGACTGCCGCATCACCAATTGTTGTATTAGCATGATCGTCTTTGTCTACAGAGAATGCTGTGTTAGATTCATTGTAGAATGTTTCTGTACCTGTTTGTGTTGCATAACGTGAACGCATAGCAAAGATAAGTCCTGTTGGACCTGTCATTGGTTGTACGCCCATGATGTCATAAGCAACTAGGTTAGGCATTGCACGACGTACTAAACTTATTAGTACTGGATCGTATATATCGACTGCGCCTGCAGAAGCTGTACTAGAAGATGCACCCATAGCATTGGCTGGGGATGCCTCAAGTAGGCTCTGTGGAGCAAAAGATGCTTGCTCTTTTAAAGCAATTTCAGTATTTTCAAGAACAGCTGCTGTTACTGAGCGCTTTAAAGGATCTGTTATCGCTGGTAGATCACCGTGCTCTAATATTGGCTGCCACTTCCTGACTAGCTCTTCATTTAATCTCATTTGTTGTCCCTCCTGGGTCTTTTATTAATGTTAATTATTTACGAACACTTCTAGAAATAGCACTTGTATAAGCAGCCATAGAACCAGTAATTTGTGGCTCATCTGAATCTAACTCAACAGGCTCACTGTTAAGGTCGCCTTCAGTTATTGCTGATTTATTAGTAAAGTAATGTTCTTTTAATAAGTCTATCTTAGACTTATATTCGTCGTTGCTTTCATATTCAATACCTTCTGAAAGTTTAGATAACTTGTCAACTTGTGTCATAGTTAGACCAGCACATGCTTCAGAAAAAGTTTTATATCTTTCTAATTCATCATTGGCATTTTTACTATCTATGCTTTTGTTAACTTGCTCTTCTAGCTTTCCTTCAAGCTCTTCTTTTTGCTTTTCTAATTCAGCAACAAGATCAACTTTTTCTTCTGGAACAGAAATATAATTTTCTGTGAATAAATCTTTAATCTTGGTCATGAATGTTTCAGCAACTTCGACTTTAAGTGCATTCTCAATTGCAACTTCGTTCTCTTTCATCCACTCTTCAGTGACGTAATCAAGATACTCGTCAACACGATCAGTTAACTCTTTGCGGAATGTTACTTTATCCTCTTCAAGTTTTTCACTGAATTCTTCTTGCATATGGACGTGAAGCTCAACTAATTTAGTATTAACTGTTGCTTCAAATACGGTAGTAGCTTTACTTCTGAAGTCTTCTGATAGGTCATCCCCATCAAAAATTTCACCAACAGCTTCTGCTGCACCAGTTGGGCTCAGCTTTGGCATTGGATCTCTACCAGTTGATTGTGACTTACTTGCTGGTAATTTATTTTTACCATAGCCATTTACTTCACCTGATAGTTTCATTAAAGTGTCTTTACTCATATTGTTCATTTTGCCCATAACTTGTGAAATTAAGCTAGCTTTAGATACAGATGCTTTTTGAGCATCAGCAGGTATACCTGTACCTGTAGATTTGTCAGCAGTTCTTGAAGCGCTTCCAGTACTGTGAGGTTCTGGAACTTCGCTTCCTGGTATTACTGAAGCTAATGCTCCTGTGCCACCATCTGCATCAGCTTTAAACTCTTGCAGTGACTGATCTTTATCTTCGCTGGCTTCTAGCAAATCGCTATCTTGATCATCTGATACGACTTGTTCGATTTTTTCCTTAGCCATCTCTTTGGACTCCTTGTTAAATTTAACGGATGTTATCCTATTATACTATATTTATAATTACAAACTACGCAAAAATTTATTGAACAGTTTAAACTTCTGTTCGTTCAAATTTTTTGCACTTTTTGTTCCAACGGATTTTATTTCGTCTACCACTTGCATACTTCGAAAGCTATTAGATGCTGCGTCGTATACCCATTCCATTCCTTCCATTACACCATTAACAAAAGCGTCAGGTGCTGAAGGATCTGCTACTATGTCTGCAGCAGTTGATAACATAAAATCTGATTGTACTTCTTGAGCTCCATTACGCTCACGTATAGTTCCCATACCTCTGGAACTAACACCAAGCTGTGCTCCTTCATCAATTAGATTCTTCACTATGTTACCATATGGTGTATCTAAAACCTTCGCACGGCCTATGAAATTTGATCCGTCAGGTTTTAATTCTTTTATCATATGTGATACTCTTTCTAAATTAATAGTAGGACCTTGTGGATGTCCAAGTTCACCATATGCTTTATTCTTTTCTATGTATTCTTTATTGTAACGGGCTGATTCTTTAGCAAGTATCTCATTTGGATACACTCTACCATTACGATTTTTAAGACCACCTTGCATAAAGACGCCTTCAATAAAATAATTTTTCTTACCACTCTTCTTATCTTCTTCGAAGATGTACTCAACTGTTTCATTTATCTCTGTAATAAGTTTCATTAATTTATCCTGAGTTGCTATGGTT